GCTGTTTTAAAAGCGATAAGAGAATTTATAGTTCGAGAGGTTTTAAAAGATTCACCTAAAGGTGTGATGACAACCTTACCTAATAAAGATTTAGTAGAATTAAATACACAAGTTATAGCACAAAAATTAATGCAAAACGGTATTGATCCAACTACTTTAAAAAATGCCAATCAAGTTGAGAATGCAATTAAGTTAATAGAAAAAAGATCAAAGGTTGACGAAGGAATTAAAGCTTCACAATCTGCAAAAGTATTTGACATGGAGGGTAAAGAGATACCAAAAGGATCTAAGATTATGGGTGGTAAAGCAATTGATGATGATCTACCACCACCAGGTAGCAGGGGCGAAGCTGATGATATTGCAGCTCCAATACAATCAGCAGAAGAATCTATAAAAGATATGATTCAAGCAGAGAACAGAAAAAATATTGCTAAGATGAGAAATAGAAAAATACTTAAAGATGCAGTCGATAATGCTTCACCAGGATTTGTCAAAGGAGATAGAAAATATAATGCACAACTTGTTGCAGAAGATTTAGCAGAAAAAAAATTTGGTAAAGAGTTTTATGATTTAGATCAAAGACAACAGATGGATCTTTACGATGAAGCACTTGACGGATTAAGTGTAGACCCAGATGAATTTGCAGAAGGTGGACGTATTGGTTACAAGATAGGATCAATTGACAAAGCACGTAGAGCATTTTTAAAAGCAGCGGCAGGAGTTACTGGAGGTATAGCTGCACTTAAAACTGGTCTATTTAATATTGGTAAAGATGCTCCTGAAAAAGTTGTAAAAGAAATTATAAAAACACCAAACGCACCTGGTAAACCAGAATGGTTCGATGCCCTTGTAACAAGAGTTATAAAAGAGGGTGATGATGTTAGTAAAACAATGGCTACTAAAGAAAGACAAATTGTTCATAGAAAAAAATTAGACGATGAAACAGAAATTACAGTTACACAAGATTTAGATGACAAAGTTACTAGAGTTGATATTGACGATCCTGTTAGAAACGTAACTGGTTTTGATGATCCACCAACTGTATCATTACAAGTTACTGATGAAATTGTAGAAGAAGGTGGAGTGAGAACTAAACCAAAATTTGAAGCTACAGAAAACGATTACAGAAATTACGCAACAGATCCTGATGGTGGTTATGACACAGAGTTTGTTGAGAATACAGTTGATAATACAAAAGACCTTACATCTGATCTTACAAAAGTAAAATCGTTTGCAACTAAGAAAAAACCAACGATGAAAGAAATTGTAGAATCTAAAAAAAGAAAAGACAATGTTAAATATGCACAGGAACAACCATCATCGTATGCAGCAGACCGTGGACCTCAATATGATCCAACTGATTACATAGACGATATGGCTGATGACTTTGCATCAGGCGGTATCGCTAGAATGTTAGGGGAATAGTATGAATGACGAATTGTTACGTATTATAGAACTCTTTGATGAAGACGAAGTTACCACAGCAGATAAGATAGACAGACCACAACGAGCATTAGATAGAGATGCATTTGATGATTTTAACAAACGTAATCCACTAGCCGGTGGTGGTATGTTGGTGCAACCAGGTTTTGGTGGCACGAGGCAGGGGTATAGAAGTGACAAAGCAATTAAAGCTGCACAACAAGCAGGAAACGTTGCAAAACAAAAAGCAAGATTTGATAAGATTGGTAAAGCTTTTATACAACAAGATTATAATGCTTTAAAAACTTTAACAAGACCAGCCAGAATAGCAGCAGGAGCTAAAGACGCTGGAGGTATTCTTAATCAAGCAGACACCCTTTTATTAAATAATGTTATTTTTGGAAATGATGTAAAGGCACAAAATGCGTTAGCTAAACAATTAGGAATTAATCGTAAGTATATGATTGATACTTATAAAGAAGCTCTTAAGTTTACAAAAGCTGGTAAATCTAAAAAACAATCAGAACTTCGATTAAAAAGATTAGAAACACAAAAAAATTTATTTGATGAGATATTAGAAAATCCAAATGCCACTGTAAAATCAATGGCTAAAAAATTTAACAAAACTGAAAAAGAGATTGTAAAACAATCGAGTCTATTATTAAAAAATGTTTATGATCAAAATGTACTTATAGGTAAAAAAGAATTACGTGACAGACCACTAAAGTCTTGGTTGCCTGATGACTTTAATATTACAGATAATTTTTTAGATAACTTTTCAAATATAAAAGGTTTAAAAAAAGTTCAATCAGAAAATATAGGAACTTTAATTAGAGACGCATTTGGTAAAGGACAAAATCCTAAAAAATATACACAAGCTTTAACAGCTTTATCTGAATATAATAAACTAGTAAACTCTTTGCCTAAAGGACTTAAATTAAATTTAGATCATCCTTTGTCAAAAGCATTTTTAAAAGGTTCAAATGTTCCAGCAGATCAACTCTTATTTGTTACACCCATAAGTTCTGATTATAACAGAGGGTTTAAAGCAAAATTAGATACGGCTTATAAAAACGCTTTATTAAATCCTAATAAAGATAAAAAACTTATAAAAACTATTGAAAATTTTGCAGATACAATTGGAGTCAATATAGGAAAAGGATCAACTAAAAAATTTGATTTTGGAACTGCTAATATTGCTAAAAAAACTAAAGCAGATTTTGCAGCTGAACTAACTCAAAATTTAAGAGAACAACGACTTGCTAGAGAAAACTTATTAAAGTTTCAAAAAACAAAAGAAGGTAAAGATATAATAAAACAAATTTTTCCAAAAGGACAAAAGATACAAATACCAGCAACTAATATAAAGGGTCTTTCTGCTTTTATGAAAAATTTAGGAATTAAATGTCAGTTATCAAGTGGCATTAATTGTATGGATCCAAGAGCATATGAAAAATCTTTAAATGAATTAAGCACAAAAGCACAAGCTGGTGATCAAGCTGCGGCAGCTAAAATGACAAACTTTGCTAAATCAGTTAGAGGTGCAGGGAGCGTAATCAAAGGTGTGTTGGGTCCTGCTGCATTAGTTTTTGAAGCAGGGATAGCTGTGCCTCTTGGGTTATTTGAATACTCACAAGGTAAACCTGCAACAGAAATAGTAAACTCATTAACGTACGGACTTTTTGGAAAAAGCAGGGATGATAGATTAAGAGAACTAGATCCTACATATGGTCAGGCAGAAAATTTACAAAACATTGGAGAAAGATTAACTAGTTTGGAACGATTGCAAGAAGGAACTAAAGGTCAGAGAATAAGAAGTAAACCAAAATTTCAAAAAGCAGATGAAGAATTTAAAACTGTAGGAAAATCTTTTATTGAGGCAGACGATCCAAAAAAAGCTCTTGCTGAAAATCTTGAAAAAAGTCAAGACCTAAGAGAAAAACTTATTGATGAAGATATAAAAAGAAAGGAAGATAGAAAAACAAAGTTTGATTTAAGTAATCCTTTTATGGCAGCAGGAGGTGGTATAGCAAAAGAAGCTGGCGATTCGTCAGGCCCACCACCAGAATCAGGACCGATGTCTCAAGGGTTGCAAGGTCTAATGAAACGTGTTAGAAACTTATAGGAGTATATATGGCAGAAATAGACAAAGGACTCCCGAACACTAGAAAACAAGAAGAGATTCCTTCACAAGAAGAGATTCAAGATGTTGCTGTTCAGGAACCAGTAGAAGAAAAAGGACCAATCGAGGTCATCCCAGAAGAAGATGGTGGCGTAACATTAGATTACGAACCAGGTGCAATCAACGTACCAGGAACAGAATCACACTTTGATAACTTAGCAGAACTTTTACCAGATGATGTATTGGAACCAATAGGTGGTGACATGGTCCAAAATTTTATGGATTACAAATCATCAAGAAAAGATTGGGAACAATCTTACACACAAGGTTTAGATCTTTTAGGTTTTAAATACGAGAATAGAACAGAACCATTTCAAGGAGCTTCAGGTGCAACACACCCAGTGTTAGCAGAAGCAGTTACACAGTTTCAAGCTCAGGCATACAAAGAATTATTACCAGCAGACGGACCAGTTAGAACACAGGTCATTGGTGTTAAGAATCCACAGACAGAACAACAAGCTTCT